ACAAGAGCCATACGCTCATTCATAATCTCTTGCTCTTTCAACTCACTGAAGTAGTTGTCAGCAACGAAATCATACTGGATGTGCTCTTTACATTCATCCCACTCTTCTAAAGTTAGGACACCCTTGAGTACCAATTGTGTCTTAAGAAGATCGTTGAATAAATCAGAGAATCTCTTACGCAATCTAGCGATGAACTTCTGGAATTTTACTTCATCACGTGTGATCTCTGCGGACCTACCAACGTTAAATGAACTATCAGATTCCAGACGTGACTCAGGTACATTTAATGCACGGTAGAGTTTCTTCTGGAAGTACTTGATGTCCTCAAGTTCTCCAAGATTCTGTCCACCTGGGAGCGTAGAGATTTCAGTTCCTCTACCGCCTTCCCTTCTTGGTAACCAGAAGTCTTCGAGCATTGACATGAACTTCTTGTCATCTCTTATCTCTCCTGTGTCAGCATTATATACTAACTTATTTCTATAGCGAGACATTACCTCTTTAAGGTACTGCTCTGCTTTCTGTTTAGGTAGATTACCTACATCAATATAAAATATTCTACGCTCTGGTGCACGTGACATGCGGTAAATAACCAGAGAATCTTCAATCATTCTCAACTGGTTAGTTGCCTTAATTGCTTTGTGAAGATGTGACAACACATAGTTGCGTTGCATATCTAATTGCCCTGAATGGACAAAACATATAGCGTCAGGTGCTATTTTAATTCCTCTATTCTCATACCCACGTAACCCCTTGGGTGAATAAATGAAATACTCTACACTCTTAGGTACCAGTGTATTAACTTCTGGGTCAGCAGGTGATATACGATCCTTTGGTTTATCATATTCGATAACCTTTTTAATCTTTCTAGGATCAATGTATCTCAACTCTGTCATTCCCTCTTGAGGATTGTCAGGGTTGATCATCTTATGATAAAAAAGTCTTCCGTCGATGTACCACCTACGGAAGATATCATATGCTTTACGATCAAAGTCTAGTAACGATAGTACGTTATCAAACTCTTCTCTCATTCTTCTTTTTACAGGCTCAGAAACCTGAAGGTTTGAGAGCTCTAATTCTACAGGCTTATCATCTAGATCACCTGCAATTGCTTCTGCGGTTATATCTCCGATTGCTTGATCCACTTCTGGATGCAGAGACATTTCACGATATCTACCTATAAGATCTACATCGCTTGCCTTGTTAGCTGCGTCACCGAGGTCAACGTATTGACCAAAGTAACCACCTGCCACAATGGGTTGTGCTGCATCATCCGTATCTTTCGTAACGAAAGAAGGGCCAATGGATTTTTGACCCTTCTTCTTACGCTCAATCGAATATCCAAACAGTTGTGACATTTAATTGTCCTTCCTTTTCATAATGTATTTATGTGCTTAGGCTTCTGCGTCTTTAGAAACAGCATTACCTGCGTTAGCATCAGTATCATATGTCCAGTACTGAACCTGGAACTCAACGGTGTACTCTTCGGGAGTATCGTTGCTATCCCATGCTAGGTCAATAGCTGAAATAGTCGAAGGCCATATACCCTCAAACTTATATGATCTTACAACAGATCCTTGTCTATCATACTGACGTACCTTTGCGTTTGCTTGATACTCAGCAATAGTCTTAGGCTCCTGTAGGTTTTGCTGAAGTGCTTGAATCTTAGTAGACCACTCTTCAAACTTAGAACGAAGTGCGAAACCTTTGTCGTTAAGGACTGTAATAGTCCATGGCTCGAAGGTTCTGTCTCCAGCAATCTTAAGTGTCCTACCTCTGTAAGGCACTTCGATTACTCCCACTGTAGAAGCTGGTATATTTGCTGCCTTCACAAGGAAAGTAGCAAGAGAAGCAGCAGATGCACCTGCACCTGCTTTTGATTTACCAGCTTCACTCTGAGTAGTGTTCTCTGTGGTACCAGTTGCACCACCGACGGATGGTGATCCGTCATCTAGTATACCAGGGAATCCGATCTCAACCTGAAACAGGTTAGGGCGGGCTAAGTCTTGAATCCTATTTCTAAAGTCTAGAATAGGTGCACTTATTTGTTTCCCTTCGGTATTACCCGAATATGTTTGACTGTCAAATTGTGACATTTTATTCTCCTATTTGAGGTTGAGCACGATGCCGTGCCACGGTTTACTCATTAAGTAACTAGCTCACTGAAGCTTGCTCCAGTCCTAGTGGCAGTGAAGGTCAATGTGATGAAGTTGATAGATCTTGTGGGTTTCACAAAGATTTCTGCATAGAATTCACCACGGTCAATCGACTCAGCAGGGTTGTTAGTTCCATCGCAGACTACGAGGAAGTCAACAATACCACGTCGTGATTGGACACTGCGTAGGTAAGGCTCAACAATGTTCTTAAATTGCTGGCGAGTAAACTCGTCATTCAACTCGAATAGTTGGGTCTTAGCAGCCTCTGAGATTGCTTCTTCCATGACTAGGAATAAACGTCTAACGTTAATTCTATCAAAGGCAGAAACATAAGAGAGTGCAGTCTTGTCTCCAAAGAGGACAATGCCCTGTCCAGGGAATGCAACGATTGGGTTAACACGAGATGCGTAAAGTGTATCTCTGTGATCCTTAAGAGGTGAGTAAGCAAGTTTGATTGCGTTTCTCAACTGTCCTCTGTTGAAACCTGCTGGAGAGAACCAAGGCTCTTGTGCAAGAGTTGTGCTTAGTGTAAGTCCAGCAACGTCAGCATTACATGGAATGTAACGATATTTGTCACTGTACTTATCATAGATGTATTTGTAGTTATTGTCAAATACCGCATAAGAAGTACTACTTAACTGATCGAAGTAGTTAACTGTGCGTGAGACAATAGTTGATGTCTTTGTCTGACCTATTACGTCACCACGATAAGGTGAGACGAATGCAATACAATCCTTACGTGCAGCAGCAATAGAAATTACGTGCTGTGCTTTAGCAATTGTATCATCGATACCACTCATGGATGGTCCCATAAGAAGGTAATCAATATCTACAGTCTCTGGGTCAGAGAATAGATCGTATGCTCCTAAGATATCAGGACGTGCGATAGTGTAACCATCAGCACCACCCTGTAGTGCATAACGTAGTGTTGCTCTATTCTTAGTACCGAGTAGAGGTACTGCTAGAGGATTCAATCCTGTTGGATCGTCTAGGTTGTTAAGAGGCTCAGATGACTTGATAAGGTCAAACTCTCTGTTAACACCTGATACACCAATAACTCCAGAGTTAGATGTATTCTTATCATAGATGTTAGCAGTCTCATGAGATCCCCAATATAGGTACTCAGAGAAGTTTTTAATTACATCTTTATAGTAGATGTTATCACCTTGAGGTGACTTAGCATCAATAGCTTTAGAAACATTAAGGTGCTTCTCTAGGACTGCTCCTGGAGTTCCCGTAATCTTTCCGTCACCATCAATGACTAGGATGTGCATTAGGTCATTGTAACCGCCTCTGTCTGCAACCCATGCGGAAGTTGTAGGACGTGCAGCAACGTTGATCCACTTTGTATTCTCTCCATAGAGACGTGACTCATAGTCAACCTCAACGTTAGCAATCGAGATAGTTGTTGTATTCTTATCTACAACTGTCTGGTTTGCTTGGAACCTAGGTGATGCCTGATTCAGTGCAACACGTAGCTCACGTGAGATTGACTCGATGTCTCCAGAGTCACCAGTAGCAGATCCAGGAGTATTACTGTTGTTTGCCAACTCAGTAATAGTATCATTGATCTCAAGGATGTCAGACGCAGTGTCATCAATAGTGATTTCCAACTTGCGGTTAACAGCATCCCAGGCAACGATACGTCCTGTAACACCACCACTAACAGCAGTGATATAGTTGTCCTTCTCGAATGATCCTACAAGAGATGCATCATCCTTGAATGTAACTATTACACTGTAATCATATACTCTACCGTAAACATTAGCATTAGAGAATGAAATCTCTGCGTTGTTTACAAACTCCCACTCATTAGCAGTTGGTTGAGCGAGGTATAATACTTGGTCAGGACCAGCATCTGTAACGATAACACGGATTGAGTTACCATAGATACCTGCGGTCTTAGCACCCCACTTCCAGTTGTTAGCAGCAGTCTCTACATTTGCCTCATATGTATTGAGGTTTTTGATTAGAGGAGCAACAACACCAGTTGCGGTTGTTTCGTTAATCTCTGTCTTGTTAGTTGTAACAGTCTGTAGGTTAACAGTAGATCCATCAGTGTGTGCAGCAGCAGTTGTGTTTAACTGAGCACGGACAACGGTTAGATCGTTACCAGCAACAGAAGATACCTGTAAGATTTCATCGTCAATTCTGATGTATGAGTTAGTACCCACACCAAGAGCAGCAGAAGATGTAACTGTAAGGGTTACGTCACTATCACTAAATGTACCACCTTCATTGATAGTAGATGATGTGCCAGCAGGCTCGATCAGTGTGATGCTAGTAGCAGCAGCGTGTGATACAGCAGATGTTGCTAACTGTCCACGTGAAACTGTTACATCATTACCAGAGATAGCAGAGATGACTAGTAATTCAGCGTCAACAGCAAGGACATCGTTAACGTCGAAGTCTGTTGCTGAAGCAACTGTTAGTGTTGTGTCAGATGCACTGAAAGTAGTTACCGTATACTGTGCAGTATCGATTGCGTTTTTCAACGAATCATTCATTGCACGGATAACTTTTACAGTACCTCCGTAAAGTAAGAATTGTGCAGTACTAAACCAGTACTCGTAGTTATATTCAGTAGGTTTGCCGAATATAGAAAGTAATTCTTTCTCACTTGTTACATCAGTGACCTGCTCAACAGGCCCCTTTTCAAAACTTCCAACGATAGCAGCAATATTATCTACTGTTGCGTTTACTACGTTGGTCAGATCTCTTTCTAATACGACTACACCTGGTGAAAGCTGTGTCGATGCCATCTGTTAAATCTCCTAAGGTATGTCCAAATTGGATGCTGAAATTATTTATTATAACTTGGTTTTTCACTGGGGAATCAAGCCGTGATTACCAGTCTGGATAGTCTGCTTCATATGGAGGTAAAGGTCTAGGTCTATTCCTCTTTCTGTTGACTCTCCATATAGTACAAGACTTACACTCATATGCATATGCTGATGGATTATTACCTCTGTCTTTACGAGTCTTATAAAAATCTTCTAATAAACTCTTAGTCCTACCACAAAATCTACACTTCCTCTCTACAAATAATAAATGCTCAAGAGAGAGGTCAGTTTCTAATGTCATGACAAATATTCCCACATATGTGAGTTATCTCCATACTCATCTAGTTTCCAAGTGTCTCCTTGATCATCCACAAACGATTGCTCATAGTCAACATGGTTATCAATGAATCCAAATGGAGCCATGTCCGCTTCTATACCCTCTTTCTGCTCTTGATACATCTTCATCCG